ACTCTGATTTTTTGGACAACAGAAAAATCACACTGCTAAGCAAAGTACAGCGCTACCACTACATCGAACTCTTAATCATCAAAACGCGCGGCGTACTAGAACAAAACTTCAAAGACACGCAAGAATGTGACAGCGTCGTAGCTCGCCTCATGAACTTGGGTAAAAAATCCTGTGCAAAATTAAAAGAGCGGCTGCTGCAAGCCGAACTCATCGATCACCACTGGAACCCTCTAGGCTGGTTACATCGGCAAAGCTACGCCATCAAATGGCAAAAGCGTCGCAGTCGAGGGGGTGACGGCGACCAAGCGCAAGAGCAAGAGCAAGAGCAACCGGGGCATGGACAGGTGCAGCAAAAGCCGGTGGCCCTCACGCCCTACGAGCGCGTCAAACGCAGCCGCAACAACCGCCGCGCGGCCATGGCTGCACAAGCTGCTGGCGCTGCGCAACCTGCCTCGGCAGCCCCCTCAAGCGCTGCCCATGATAACGATGATAACGTCTCAAGCGTTATCAATGATAACGATGATAACGTTGCGAACGTTATCAATGATAACGATGATAACGTTGCGAGCGTTATCAATGATAACGCAACCGGCGCATCACCCGACGTAAGAAACATAGAAAAATCAACAACTTACGAAACCTACCATGATAACGATGATAACGTTTCGAGCGTTATCAATGATAACGTTGCGAGCGTTATCAATGATAACGCAACCGGCGCATCACCTGCTGCAAAAATCGCTGAAAAATCAACAACTTACGAAGCGCCCTTAAATATAAAAGTAAAAGTAAAAGTAAAAGAAGAAAAAGTAGATGTAGAGTGTGCCGGGCAAAGTGTGCTTTCAGCCCCTGTCCCTACACCGGCCTCGGCCCCTGCCTGCCTGTTGGCTGCTACGGTGCGTCAGCCTGGCAAAGCAACGCGCTTGCCTGTTGACTGGTGCTTGCCTGCGGCTTGGGGGCAATGGGCGTTGAGCGAAAAACCGCACTTCAGCCGTGAAGATGTCCTGCACGAGGCGCTCAAATTCGCGGACTACTGGCACGCCAAAAGTGGAGCTGGGGCACTCAAAGTTGACTGGCAGGCGACTTGGCGCAACTGGATTCGCAGCGAATACGCCAAAGGCTGTCCCAAAAATGGTGCGTGCTCGAAACCACAAATACAGCCATTAAGCTTTGCGGAACGTGATCGTTTAAGCCGGATGCGCGCTCTCAAGAGCATGGGGGTCAAGCCTTCGGAAGAATACGAGCAATTAGAAATCAGGGCTTCTCATTTGGAAGGCAGGAAATGCACCGTGGTTGAAATGGAGTCATAAGGGGCAATCATGGCTGCATCTAAAATCATCCACAAAATATTCACTCATTTAACGTTCACTTACGGTTTAGAATTTACGCGCAACATCGACCTTGTGGACTATCGTGATTTAACAGATTTTTGGGCTAAAAGTCTGAATTACTACGTACCTGAAAAGAATTGGGCGGTTGATTGGGCTTTAGACAATTTACCAATACGTTGCCCTAACCTCATAGAATTTCGCAATCTATGTAGTCGAGCGCCATTGCCCTTGCGCCTGCAACCCAAGCAGCCGGAGTGTTCGCCTGTATCCTTTGAAAGGCGAATGGAAATAGAACGAGAAATATCTGAACTGATGAAGCGGCTCAAATCGGAAACGCTGATAGATGCAAAAGCCAAAACGAGGGCTGCGGCATTAAGGATATTGGATAGGGTAAAGGGTGGAGAGAAGGTTTCCTATGCGTCCCTGAACCATTGCCGCCAGATATTGGGTGAGGAATTCAACATCTTAATGAATGGCTGAATGGATGATGAGGCATTATTTTTTTCTAGGTTCTTCCCCGCCCACCCTTTGCAGGTAATTGCCAGTCACGTTGTTGAGTTAGTGGGGAGGGTTTTTAAATGGTTGACACGATGACAATAGAATGAATTTCTTAAATTCAAAAATTCCAAGGCATTTTCTTTGGGATACACAAGTTTTGTAGGAGTGCCTGTGATGAAGAGTGATTGCAGTATGAGTGACAATGAAGAAAAATTGAACCAGTCTGAACTGGCGAGAGCGCTCGGGGTGTCCAGGCAAGCAATTCATAAATTGATTGCAGCAGGAAAATTAATGCCCGATGAGTATGGCAAAATGACAATGACCGAGGCCCGTCAAGCGATTGCGTTGTGTTTGCATCCCGCCAGCAAGTGTGCCAAAAACGCTAAAAATTCTGGAAGTTTTGAAGAAGAACCTGTTTTAAATCACAGTGCAATTAGCGAGCTGCCCGGAGATTTCGGCCAAGCACGCTTTTTGACCGAGATTGAAACGTGGCAGCTTAAACGCATTGAACGTGAAAAAAAACAAGCTCAGTTGATTGAGGTGCAGTGGGTGGAGCGCGTAGCAGCCAACGCTTTTAATAATACCCGATCCGCTTTGCTGCAATTGCCAGCACGACTCGCTAGTGTGTTGGCTGTAGAGACTAATGCCGCAAAGGTGCATGCCCTGTTGCACGATGAGATTTGCCAAGCATTGGCGCAAATTGCTAATGCACCTGATTTGATGCAAAAGCTGGCACATCAATATGCCGATGTGTGATGAGTGTTGATGCAATACAGAGAGTCGCCGCTCTTTTTGCCCGCATGATGCAGGCGAATTTGGCCCCCCCGCCTGATTTGTCTGTGACGCAGTGGGCACAAAGATTTCGCAGTCTTTCTCCCAAGGATAGCGCCGAGCCGGGCCCGTATCGCGTGGAGCGCGTGCCTTATGCGCTTGAACCACAAAATGCCCTAGGTTCGATGAATGACGGGGTGAAAGAGGTGGTGCTGATGTGGGGTGCGCAAACCGGAAAAACAACAGTGGCCAATAATTGGGTGGGCTTTTTGATGGATTTTAGGCCCGGGCCTCTGATGGTGGTGCAGCCTACCTTAGATATGGCAAAGCGGTATAGCCGTCAACGTCTGGCTCCTATGATTGAGGAGTGCGCCGTGCTCAAGAGTAAGGTGGCACCGTCTAGGAGCCGTGATGAGGCAAATACGACGCTACTGAAAGAGTATCCAGGCGGGTTTCTGGCTGTGTGTGGTGCCAATAGCGCAGCCGGTTTGCGCTCTATGCCAGTGCGCGATATTGTGTTTGATGAGACCGATGCCTATCCGCTGGATGTGGATGGTGAGGGCGACCCTATTAGCCTAGCACAAGCACGCCAGACAACGTTTGCACAAAGTAAAACCCTTAAAACCAGTACACCCACTTTGCGTGATTTCTCTCGGGTGGAAGAGGCTTTTTTGCAAAGCGACCAACGTTATTATATGGTGGAGTGCCCACATTGCGGTGAGCACCAAGCGCTAGAGTGGGGAGCGCATTTACATTGGGGTTTAAAGTGGCATAAAGACGCAGCAGGAAATGCGCTGCCCGATTCGGCGTATTATGTGTGTAAGCATCATGGCTGCATGATTGAGGAGCATGCCAAGCATAAAATGACGGCCTATTGGCAGGCTTATAATGAGGCGGCAGATGTTTCTGTGCGTGGCTATCATTTAAATAGCCTGTATAGCCCGCCGGGCTGGCTTTCATGGTCGCAGTTGGTGCGCGAGTGGCTGGCTGCGCGCGCAGCACAAAAAAAGGGCGACCATTCGCTGATGCGGGCATTTGTGAATACCCGTCTGGCACAGACTTGGGAGGATAACCAGGGCGATAAGCTTAGCCAGAGCGAATTGTGCGAGCGCAGTGTGGAGCGTCCATTGGGGCAGGTGCCAGACGGTGTGCTGATGATTACCCAAGGTGTGGATGTGCATCCAGATCGCATTGAACGGCGGGTGTGGGGCTGGGGGCAGCATGACCGCAGTTGGCTCATTGATGTGCAGGTGATTATGGGTGACCCGAATGTGGATGAGGCGGTGGCCGAGTCGCCCTGGCAGCATCTCAGCCGTGCCTGCGCTACCCCCTTGACGCATGTGGGGGGCGCGCTGATGCCTATTGAGGCGACGGCGGTGGACAGTGGGGGGCATAACACGCAAGCGGTCTACCACTGGTGCCGCACGCATGCGCGCTTGCATCCGCAGTGGAATGTGTTGGCGGTCAAGGGTTCCAGTCAGCCGAACCGGGCAGCGTTATCCAAGCCTTCTTTGGTGGATGTGAACTGGCGCGGTAAGGCACAGGCGCGGGGCTTGAAGCTGTGGCTGGTGGGTACGGACACGATTAAACATTTGATGTTTGGCCGTTTGCGTATTGCGCAGCCCGGCGCCGGTTTTGTGGACTTGCCGCGCGAATTGGCGAGTACGGACGAATTTGAGCAGCTCACTGTGGAGCGGCTGGTGACGACCTACCACAAGGGCCATGCGCGCTTGAGTTGGGCAAAGCCCAATGGCAGGCGCAATGAGGCATTGGACTGTTTGGTGTATGCCTGGGCTGCTGCGGTGTTTTTGGGCATTTTGCGGATGCGGGATGTGGATTGGCAGCGCCGGCGCGAGCGTGTGCAGCCCAAGACGCTGGATTTGTTTGCAGCCCCCCTGGCTGCCAGCACGGCGGCAGTGGCTGCGCAGACGGCAGTGCCCCATGCCGACAGCGTGCAGCCAGGGGGGCAGCAGCGGCATCACACGGTAGATAAAGCGGCTCGCCGCTTGGTCTCGCCTGCTGCGCCGCTGCGCAGGCGCTGGTAGGCGAGTGCAGGTGGGTTTGATGCAGTACCAACAGGACAAGGTGACGGACGCTACAGACGTGGATGCACTGGCGCGCTGCATTGAGCGGTCGCTGTTGGAGCAATGGTCTGTGGTTTTTGGTGCCGGTGCTGGGCAACTGGAGCCTT